CAAACAACTGTCAAAAGTTCCCGATTCTCATTTTCCAAAGAGATATGGTGAAGAAGGTTTGAGAGTTGATTGGGGGTATGATTATCTTGATTCCTTCTGGAAAGAACCGATGAGAATTAGGAAAGATGGGAAAGTACATCGTCAAGATATCAAATCTAGAAAAGAATATCTGGTACATAGAAGAGGATTTGAATTGGAAGGTCATTGTGAGTGTGGATGTAGATTCACTAAAAAATCACAGAAGTTGAGAAAGAATTCTTTTTACTACCAATATCCCGAATACGATAAAAGGAAATAATTATGGAAGATTATCTTGGTCCAATAAAATCAAAACCCGAATTGTTTTTAAAATTGGTCAGGAGAGTGAGGAAACCAGATTATATAATGAACATCATGGAAGACCGTATTGGACGAAAAGCGATGTTCTATAATTACAAAGGAGAAGAATTCAAAGAAGATGAATGCGTTCTTCTCAAAGGAACGATTGCAGATCATCGTATAAGTACATTTGATGGTAGACCATTGACTTATATCAATCGTGTGACTATTCTCAAAAATATGGGTTCTAAGAAAAAAGAAAAAAAAGAAGATGATGTTGATATTGAGAAACAGGAATCAAAAGAATCTCTGAAACAACAAGAACAGGGAGAAGAAAAAAATAGTAATAGTACAATTGAATCGAGATTTCGTGAAATATATAATAAGAATAAACCAGTGAAAACATGGCAAGAACAACTTGCAGAAGAAAATGAAATAAGCTAAGTCAACTGAGGTGTGGAGGGAAGCGGATTCAAGACGCTATAGTGAGTTAACAACTCTGATGCGTGGGTAGTTCCCGATAGAAGATCCTTGAAGGTAAGTTGATTATGAGAGGAAGGTGGTTGATCCCCATCTTCCTCTTGCTTTATTTACAGAAAATTATTATGACAAAGGAAAAAATAAAATTACCTGTAGATTATACAAAATTGTCTCCTAAGATTAGAAAAAAGGTTCGTGAAAAATATTGTAAATTGCAGGATTGGTTGTGTTTATATTGTAACCATGATTTACATGATGATCCGCCATCTACTATAACAGAGAAAGAAATAAATTTCAGTATATTTCCATCTGGATTTTTAAAATGGCCGATTCATCTACAACACAATCATGAAACGAATATGACAGAAGGTGCAGTACATGCTTATTGTAATGCAGTAATGTGGCAATACGAGAAAAGATAATATGGCAGAACAAGATATAAAACAAACAATTCTTGATACTCTTAGAGGTGTAGCACATGAGTTTGGAAAAATGTCTTCACCAACAGCAGGAATTGATACTCAAGGAAAATCCAAGAAGGGAAAATCTTATGAAGGTTTTACTTTTGGAATCTCTGCAAGAATGGATGGTGAAGTTAGAGTATTCGGAAAGAATTTTATTCTTATAAATTGGCAAGCAAGCAGACAATGGGACAATCAAGTTTTTCGTAGTTTAAACGAAGCAGAGAGTTGGTTTCGTTCAGAGGCCTGGGCCGGTAATGATGAAGTAGAGGTGTTTTGATGTCTAAAATAGAAGTAGAACTAATTGACAAGATGGGCTCAGATTTAACAATAGTCAATGCGGCCCGTGTTTCATTTGGTAAACGAAAAACTGAAATGTCGGCAGGAGATGAGAAGTTAATCAAGTATCTTGCAAAACATAATCATTGGTCGCCATTCGGTCATGCATCTTTACAGTTTAGAATTAAAGCGCCAATATTTGTTGCTAGACAATTGGTTAAGCATACTGTGGGGCTTGTCTGGAATGAAATCAGTCGGAGATATGTAGATTACGAACCAGAGTTTTATATCGTTGATGTGTGGAGAAAACGTGCGGAGAACAAGAAACAAGGTTCAGACCCAGATGATACTATTGAGTGGGTAAATCGTGGTGAACGTGTGGGAACTGTTCAACACAATGTAGAATATCATGCACTACAAGGATATAAAGAAATGCTTGATGCTGGTGTTGCTCCAGAACAAGCACGAATGATTTTACCACAAAGCATGATGACTGAATGGTATTGGTCAGGAAGTTTATACGCATTTGCTAGAGTTTGCAATCTAAGGTGTACTCAAGATGCACAATATGAAACACGTATTGTTGCAAATTTAATCGATAAGGAGTGTGAAGGATTGTTTCCGATATCATGGATAGAACTTAGGAATACATAAATATAATTACATTCTTTTAACTACTATGGAGGTTTTCATATGTTAGATAAAGCTTTGGGTTGGATTCGCCAACTCACAGAATTAGGACTCGCAGTTATTGCATTGGGTGTAGTCCTTCAAATTATTTTCGGAGCAGCAATTCCTTTTCTTGGATTAGACATTGTTGGTTCGGTGGTCGGTCTTGTGAAACAATTTGGCTCAGAAGGTTTAGTCGGATTAGTTGCAGTATGGGTACTATGGGGAATTTACCAAAAGAAATAATCCATAGATAGTGTACAATAAAATGAATTGTGTGGGGAGGGGTTCTCGTAGAGCTCCTCCCCATTTTTTTTGTCTGGAGAAAAGTAAACATGAGAATTGAAGAAGATATAAAACTTGATTTCACTGATGTTCTGATTCGTCCAAAACGGTCAACTCTTGTTTCTCGTAAGAATGCAGAATTAGATAGAAAATTTACCTTTAAGTATTCCAAACATCATTGGAAAGGTGTTCCTATAGCTGCATCCAATATGGATCATACTGGAACAATTGCAATGGCCAAGGTTTTATCAGAACGAAATATGCTCACTGCATTATGTAAGTTTGAGAAATTTCCAGAAAATGATAATTTAAATTTTTTAATGAAAACGATTGGTCTTGATGATGAATTAGAATTTGATACGCCACAATGGTTGTGTGTTGATGTAGCGAATGGATATACTGAAAGATTTATTAACTACATAAATAAAGTTAGGGAGAAACATTCTAATTCAATAATCGTCGCTGGGAATGTTTGCACTCCTGAAGTCACTGAACAGATTTTATTGGCAGGAGCCGATGTTGTTAAGATAGGGATAGGCCCTGGTTCGGTTTGCATAACACGCAAAATGACAGGAGTAGGTTATCCACAACTTTCTTGTATAATAGAATGTGCAGATGCGGCTCATGGATTGGGTGGTCATGTAATGAGTGATGGTGGTTGTATTTCCCCTGGCGATATTGTGAAAGCATTTGGTGCAGGAGCTGATTTTGTAATGTTAGGTGGAATGTTTGCCGGACATGATGAATGTTATGGTGAGATAGAAGATGGAAATATGATATTTTACGGTATGTCCTCTGAAGAAGCACAATTGAAATATTATGGTGAGAAACAACATTATAGAGCAAGTGAAGGAAAGGTAGTTCAAGTTCCTTATCGTGGTTCAGTTGATAAAACCATTGAAGAAATTCTTGGGGGGTTAAGAAGTGCCTGTACATATGCAGGGGCTCAAACGTTAAAATCTCTTCCGAAATGTACAACTTTCGTGAAGGTAAATAGACAATTAAACGAGGTTTTCAAGTGATACATGTTTTAAAGTGGTGGCTTATAGCGTGTCTTACAATGTTGGGTATTGGAATATGTGTATATTTTGATTTACATATAAATTTGTATGAATCAGATATGACAAAAATAAGTTTTTTGATTCTTTTAATATTTGCATGTACTTCTATTTGGGTTGGTAATAAAACTTATCTCGTAGATAGGTTAGAGGATTATAATCAGAGAGCCGATGTAGGATGGTTCGTTGCAGAATCATGTCTTGCACTTGGAATGGTGGGAACTGTTACAGGGTTTCTTATAATGTTAGGAACTGCATTTTCAAATATAGATGTTTCAAATGCAGCAACATTACAACAAGCCTTGTCTGATATGGCTATAGGGATGAGTACAGCATTATATACTACTTTGATTGGATTAGTATGTTCTCTCATCATTAAAGTTCAACTGGTTAATCTCGAAGTAGCATTGAATGAATGAAAAATATAAATCTTCAATTGGTTTCATTGATCTTCTTTTCAACATTCTTGTTGGGTTTGCTTTCCTTTTCATTGTGGCCTTTATCCTTATTAAACCAGAGTCCAAGAAAAAAGATTTTGAACGAAGGGCAGAATATATTGTTGTATTGGAATGGGATAAAGGAGTTCCAGACGATTTAGATCTGTATGTTAGTGACCCACTTGGAGGAATAGTAAGTTTTCGGCATCCAAGAGTCAATTTTAGTCATTTAGATAAAGATGATTTGGGATCTCGAAATGATTCTGTTATAATGTCAGATGGAACTTTAAAAATTATTCCAATAAATCGAGAAGTAGTAACAATTCGTGGAATCATTCCAGGCGAATGGATAATAAACGCACATTATTACTCTCCATATAATTTGAATAGAACTAAAGACAAGGCACTCAATGTAAAGGTGGAACTTCATAAGGTCAATCCTTATAGTATTTTGGGAATATGGGAAAAGAAATATTATCGAAAGGGACAAGAAGAAACTTTTGTTAGATTTACTATAGATACTGAAGGGAAAATGGTTGGTTCTTTTAAATATTTAAATAAGAAATTTGTACTTCCTAATAGTGCTGCAAGTAATTCTAATGAAACAAGGAGTTGGTAATGATTGAATTTTTAATATTTGGATTACTTTCATTAACTGTTCTTTGTTTGTGGCTTTTAATAGAAGGAAGAAATAATCCTAAATTTTTAATTTGGTTTATCCCTGTTCTGCTTGTATTGACTACTTCAACTTATGTTACATATACTTCAATATTAGGAAATCCAAAAAGAGAATTACCAGAAGAAGGAATATATTTAAAACATTATATCGATGAACCATTTTGGATATATCTTTGGATTGTGGGCGAAAACAATATTCCAAAAAATTTTCAGATTCCATATACAAAAAAAAGACATTCTTCTTTGGAGAAGGTAGAAGTAAAATCTGAAGAGGGTAAATTTATGATGTTAGGAAAACAGAAAAATAAAAATGGGGCACCAAGTGAGGATGAAGAAAAAGAATCTTCTGGTGGACATACTCTTGGGGGAGATATTAGTTTTTATGAATGGAAATATGAAACAAATATGTTTCATAAAGAATAAAGGAATATTATGTTTAGTTTTTTTACAAACAAAAAATGGTTTTTATGGTCGTGGTTAGGCTCAATAATTATTTTGGGGTCACTTTGGGTTCAAGTTGAAATTGATGTCAAAATAAATGAATGGTTCGGCGTCTTTTATGACATGATTCAAAAGGCACTTGCCACTCCGAATGCAGTTACAATAGAAGAATATTTTGCAAGTTTATTTTCTTTCATTACACTTGCAGGAATATATGTCGGACTCTATGTTATAATAAGTTATTTTACTGCTCATTATTTGTTTAGATGGCGCACAGCAATGGTTGAATGGTATCATAGTGTGTATGAACAAGCTAGAACAATAGAAGGTGCATCTCAAAGAGTTCAAGAAGATACGATAAAATTTACTCGTATCATGGAAGGTTTGGGAACATCTTTCATAGAATCAGTTATGGTTTTGGTACAATTCATTCCTATACTATTCGGATTGTCAATGGGTATTCCGATATTCTTTTTTGGTGATTGGCAATATGGATTGATTACAGGTGCGTTACTTTGGACCATAGGTGGTACTGCATTTTTGATTCTTCTGGGGTGGATTCTGCGTTTGGTTGGCATTGAATACGACATACAGAAAAAAGAAGCCGCATATCGTAAAATACTTGTGATTGCAGAAGATGATGGTACTGTCAGACCAAAGAAGATTGAAGAATTTTTTGATGATGTTCGAAAGATTCACTATTTAAGTTATTTGCGATATCTGTATTTTAATATCGGAAGAATGGCTTACTTACAAGCAAATGTTCTATCAGCATATGTTTTCTTAGCACCAGCAATAGTTGCAGGAGTAATGACTCTGGGTGTAATGCAACAAATAATAAGAGCATTTGGTAGAGTGGAAGGCTCAATGCAATATCTTTTAAAGTCATGGCCGACCATCATTGAATTGATGAGTGTCTATAGAAGGTTAAGAGAATTCGAAGCAAAACTATTGGAGAATGCAAAATAAGAAAGTGGGGGCATTATGCAAAATAGAGAAGATTATTTCAAGGGAGTTGATTTTATTAAAATAGTATTTTTAATTTTATTTTTCTTTGGTGCTATGGTTATGGTTAGTCAAGTAAGAGGGGAAGATAATAAGACAATATCTGAGCCGGATTTCCGATTTGCATATCCTAAGATAATAGAAGACAACAAATGGTCTTCTCAACTTATCTATGATACAATAGGCGCTTGTTATCAAGGAACAATAAAATGGATACTAATAAGTAATCCAGTACTTCTAGGTCAAATGCCCGGGCCCATGGCTCAAAGACAAATGGTAGAACATTGTTTTTGCGTAGTGGATAAAGTTAGAAAAGATCAACCTGTAGAAAAATATAGGAAAAATATTTTTGATCAAGAGTTTATAGGAAATCTTTTTCTGACAAAGGCCTCAGAATGCATTAAAGAATATAAAACTTTACCAAGTTTTTTTACAACAAAATCAGATAATGAAACAATTATTGATAATACAACAATACCAAAAGAAGAACCTAAAGAAGATTCTAAAGAGTCATCACCAGACCAAAACAAAGAAGAATCTATAGGCGATTCAGAAACAATTTTTCAAGGATAAGAATAAGGAATTAAAATGATCAAGCAAATTTTATGCTTGATATGTTTTATTATATTCATTTTTAGTTGTGCGACAAATAGTGCTAACATATCAAACAATACAGAAAATAATGATTTTCCATCGGTCATAGATCGTGTAAAGGAATCTATTGTATTGGTATCTGCAAGACAAAACGAAGATCCTACTATCAATTCAACTCAGAATTCAATGTGTTCTGGCGCAGTTGTTGATTTGCAATATATAATAACAAATTATCATTGTATACATGAACAAAAATATATTAAAATTTACTATTGGAACAAAGAGGATTGGAATGATTATGATGTAGAAGTTATAGGAACAGATCCACTTGGAGATTTGGCTCTTCTCAAAGCAGTTGATAAGGACGAACCAGTTCCAGAATTAAAATTTTCAAACGAAGAAATTAAATCTGGACAAGATGTATTTGCACTTGGTCATCCTATGGGAATGGTGTGGTCTGTTTCAAGGGGTGTGATTTCTCATGAAGATAGATATGCAAGGCATCCATATATACATTCAATTCAAACTGATGCAGCAATCAATGTTGGAAATTCTGGTGGGCCTCTTTTGAATATGAAAGGAGAGATTGTTGGAATTAATACGTTGATTATTTCCAAAGTAAAGGAGAGTGCTGGAATAGGACTTGCAATCCGAAGGGATACTGTACAGAAATCTTTTAAAACCATGTTGGAAAAAGGAAAGGTTGACAGACCAGCAATTGGAATTATGATCGTTGGTTTGGGTACAAGTGACATAGAAAGAATAAAATTATATAAAGAAAATCCATCTGCAAAACCCGGCCAGATACCAAGTACGTTTGGAATGTTGATTCAAAAATCAGATAATATGCCAGAAAATATCAAAGAATTTGATACATTATTTGCGATAGATGATAAACTTTTCAATACTCATGTAGAAATGTCAAATATATTAGAAGAATATAATGTGGGAGATATAGTAACACTTTCAATTATTCGTAATAGAAGATTTATGAAATTAGATATTCCATTAAAGGTTTTTGAAGTACCAGTTGAAAAAATGTATAAAAGATAGGAGAGATATATAAATTATGAGCAATAAGTATTGGTATTCATGGGAAGAGATGCGGCGTGATGTGAATGTATTGTGTCGGGAAATCGTTTTAGATAAATTTGAGCCACAAGTCATTGTTGGAATTTCAAGAGGTGGACTTGTGCCTGGAGTTATGATGAGTCATTGGTTTAAACTTCCATTTAAACCTGTTAGAGCATCAATGAGAGATTTTCCGGCATGGGATGATTATTTGCCTAAAAAGACAGATGAACGAGTTCTAATCGTAGATGATATTTGTGATTCGGGTGAAACATTTTCCAAAATAGCAAGTTTCATAAAAGGGCCTAGAATGAATCAACCGATGGAACTCCCAACTGAAGTGAGATATTGTTCTCTTTGGTGGAACAACGAAGCACCAGAAAAATTTGAACCCCATTATTATGCACAAGAGTTGGCTAAAGATTCAGAAGATGTGTGGATACATTTTCCACATGAGCTTTGGTGGAATGCTCCTGTTTGAAAATACCTATATATTAAATGAAGAATGGAAGTTCTTCTTTGACACAATAAGTTATCGGAAGGATACGAATCATGTCTGATGTTCAGTATATTCTGAACACGTTTCTATTATTATTTTCTGGAGCCTTTGTATTTTATATGGCGGCAGGATTTGCAATGTTAGAATCGGGTTTGGTACGAACTAAGAATACGACAGCAATTCTTACAAAAAATATTTGTTTATACTCTTTGAGTTGTCTCGCATTTTTCGCAATTGGATATCAAGTGATGTATGGTGCCATATCTAATGGTGACCATTCTGGTTTATCAGATTTCTTTTTCCAAGTAGTCTTTGTTGCAACCGCAGCGTCTATCATTTCAGGAACAATTGCAGAAAGGATGAAGTTCTGGCCTTTCATGGCATTTGTTGCAGTACTTTCTGCATTCATATATCCACTACAAGGTGCATGGACTTGGGGTGGAGGTTTCTTGTCAGAAATGGGGTTTTCGGATTTTGCTGGTTCAACCATAGTACATTCAGTTGGTGGATGGGCTGCACTTGCAGGGGTTTTACTTCTTGGTGCAAGACATGGTAAGTACAGGGAAGACGGAAAAGCAAATCTAATACCACCATCAAATCTTCCTCTTGCAACTTTGGGAACATTCGTTCTCTGGTTAGGTTGGTTTGGTTTTAATGGTGGTTCTCAACTTGCAATGGCAACTAGGGAAGATGTTGATGCAATAAGTGCCGTGTTTGTCAATACAAACATTGCAGCTGCAGCGGGAGTAATTACTGCTGCAATTCTAACTCAAATTCTTTACAAAAAAATAGATCTCACGATGGTTCTCAATGGTGCTCTTGCAGGATTGGTTTCTATAACTGCTGGGCCCGATTATCCAACAATGGGATTGGCAATAGTTATTGGTGCAGTTGGAGCAGGACTTGCGGTTATTGCAATACCTATGTTTGATAGAGCAAGGATTGATGATCCAGTTGGTGCATTATCTGTACATCTTGTAGCGGGAATTTGGGGAACTTTAGCGGTAGGAATTTTCAATTCGGAAGTTTCCTTTATGGCTCAACTAGGGGGAGTAGGAATGATTGGTTCATTTGTATTTCTTTCAAGTTTTGTCACTTGGTATGTCATTAAACTTATTATGGGAATAAGGGTTTCGTTGGAAGATGAAACTCAAGGAATTGACATTTCAGAATTTGGTCAAACAGCATATTCGTTTGATCATCAACTTAGCTCGGAAGGAGTATGATAACCTAAATGAGTAAGATAAAACAACCTAACCCAATTTCTGAAGGTTGGGCAGCCTATCGTAAACTTGTAGATGAAGAACTAAAAAAAAAGTTCAAACACATAAGATGGTCAGTTGGCCACATATAAAATGTTTGACTCATAAGGATTGTCATCTCGATTCTTTTTATCCAGGCAAATTATATCGTGCAATGAAAATGGAAAGAGATGAAGATGGTTGTCTGAGATTAGTCGAAGAGAAATAAAGAGTGTTGCGTGCTAGTGCGAAAAGATGACAACTTTTCTACACCTAGACCGGCAGTATTCGTCAACTGCTTAGTAAATTTCTGCAAAGGATTGGCCATTATTTTAAACTTACAAAATTTGATGTTTGTGGGGGTCACAGAGAGATACACTAGCGCTCTTTTTTACAATGGAGAAAAATATGTTAGAACGAGTCGGGAGACATACTCATCTTTTCATAGAAGAAGATTTTACAGGACATTCTGGTGGACAACTTCATTGGAAGATAGAGATGGATGCATTAGATGAAACAGAATGGAAATGCATTGCAAGAATGATTATGGAATATGAAACAAGACCATTTCAAGCTGCAATAGGAATACCTAGAGGCGGATTGACATTGAGTTCATATTTGAATGAATACTCAACTCAAAATCCAGAAGATCCTTATTTGATTGTTGATGATGTATTGACAACTGGTGGATCGATGGAAGAATTCAAGGAAGAACATTTTAAGGATAAGAAGGTTGTCGGATGGGTAGTATTCAGTCGAAACAGACCATCAGATTGGGTTAATGTTCTATTTCAAATGCCCAAACATTGGGTTGATGATCCTACCAAACCAGAATATAATAAATAATCATTCCTTATTTTAACATTTGTCTAACAATGTAATTTTAGAAAAAAATATATACTTGCATGAAGGTATCAAAGAAAGCAAAACTTATTAAGAAGGTTCAAAAGATGGAAATGTCAAATCCGTTATTTCAAACAATTTTGGGCCTCATCATATTTTATTTTGGTTTGAAGCTATTTTCGGGTGGCATGAAGGCGATGGGAAATATTGACCATCTTCAATGGTTTCTCGGAAATCCAATCTATATGTTTTTCGGAGGAATCATTATGACCCTCTTGTGGCAATCTTCATCACTTTCTACTACTGCAATCATTGGTCTGGTTGCAGGTGGTGCATTGCCTTTACCAGCTGCGATTGGTGCAGTCCTTGGTGCAAACATTGGAACCACAGGAACGATATGGCTTGCAGGAATTCTTGTTTCAGATGGAATGCCGACAGGAATCACAAAACATATCGCAATGATTCATACAGGCGTGAATCTTTTCATGGCAACTGCACTTCTTCCTTTTGCTCAACATATTGCAAGGTTTGTGTCTAGATTTTGACTTGACAAAATATGCATAAATTGGTATAATATGAATATAAGAATGAAAGAATATTTTATCACATAATTATAATAAGAAAGGTGATTATCATGATTACAATTAAAGTAAAACCAAAAGAAAATATCAATCGGGCATTGAGTCGTTTCAAGGCTGCAGTTATGAACGAAGGTATCATGAAAGCGGTTAGGGATAAATCTCATTTCGTGAAACCATGTTTGAAACGAAAGTTGAAACGTGAAGAAGCACAACGACAACGTGTGAAAGATGAAATGAAACTCATTCGACAGATAGAAAATGAACAGAATGAGTGGAGAAGAAGATAAGAAAGTTGTTAATCTAGATCAGTTTCGTAAAGAAAAGTTTAGTCTTAAAATTAAAGTAGGGGAGTATTATAAACACCCAGAAATGGGTGTTCATTTACATTGTATTGGTATGACCATACCAATGCACACAAAAAACAATGAAGTCCATTTCATTGTTGAAGATCATTTTGGAAATTTAGCGACATTTCGGACAGATGACCCGCCTCCAGAATTTGTTAAGTCTAATGTTCAAGAATATGCGGCCGCAGCAATGGGCGAAGAACCACCCGAAGTATCCTAGTTTTATAAATAATTGGTGAGGGTGCAAGTCAGGGAACTTACACTGAGAGAAGATTCTTTGTACCTTTCAGGCATGACCTCTCCCCTCTATAGATTGTAATTACCTTCCTATAAAAAATTAAAAGTTTGTAATAATGTTACGATTCAAACAATATCTCATAGAAGTTAAGGAAGGAAAGAACCTTCATTTAGAACATTTAGAGGATGAGGTATTGAATAATGGTATCAATGGAACAAGAGCCGCAATCAATTTCTTACGCTCTCTCAGAGATATGCTTGCAGGGAGCGCAAAGAAGAGTGTTAATGTATCTGTCAAGTGGGATGGCGCTCCTGC